CAAAGAGACTGAGAAGGTAAAAGATCCTAAAACTGGTGCTGATCTTGTAAAAGAGATTGGTGAATACTATTTGTTTCAAGATGATACAATGACAAATAGCGGCGAAGGATTAAAGATTAATACTGATGCTATTATTCAAGTTAACTCAGGAATGTTAAATGAAGAACGCAATAAGGTTGTAGGCTACTTAAATAAAGCACTTAAACCTATTAATCAATTAAGTATGATGGAAGACTCGTTAGTTATCTATCGTATATCGAGAGCACCTGAAAGACGTATATTTTATATAGACGTTGGTAATTTACCTAAAGGTAAAGCAGAAGAATATTTAAATAATACAATGAATAGATATCGTAATAAGATCGTATATGATCCTGCTACGGGTGCTATTAAAGATGAGAAAGTTCATCGTAATATTATGGAAGACTTCTGGTTACCACGTAGAGAAGGTGGTCGTGGTACTGAGATTGATACTCTACCTGGTGGTTCAAACCTTGGTGAGATTGAAGATATTCAATACTTCCAAAACAAATTATATAGGTCTTTAAACATACCTATGTCAAGATTGACTGAAGCAGATGCATTTTCTGTTGGTCGATCTTCAGAAATTACGCGTGACGAGCTTAAATTCCAGAAATTTATTGATCGTATTCGTAATAAGTTCTCAACACTATTCTATGAAGCACTGAAAAGGCAGTTAATCCTTAAAAAGATTATTGTGCCAAGTGACTGGGTAAATATCCGCGAGCAGATAGTAGTTGAGTTTTCCAGAGATAATTACTATGCTGAACTTAAGGATGCAGAAATCCTTAAGGAACGTATAGAAACTCTTCAAATGATGGATGAATATATAGGTACGTTCTGGTCTAAAGACTGGGTACGTAGAAATATTCTTAAATTGGATGATGAGGATATTAAACAAATTGCTAAAGATAATAAGGAAGATCCGTTAGAACCTGGTGATATTAACCCAGATTTATCGGGTGCGACCATATAAACATATCGTATACAAAAAGTTTACTGGAAATAAACAATTTTATAAATACTATACAGAGAGATTATGAGCACAAGAGACTTAATTGACAATATAAAAACGGGCGATGCGCAAACTAGTAATAATACTTTTAATAGTATTATGCATGATAAACTAATTGACGCATTGGATAATCATAAACAAGAAGTTGCTTCTAAAATGTATGGAGCATCTGATGACGCTCCTGCAGTTGAAGAACCTGCTGCGGAGACGGAAGTCGAAACAGGAGAAGTTGTAACAGATGCTGACGTTTAAGGAATCATTTAATGAAGTATTAGAAGCTAAATTAAAGCTCCCGAAAGGTGAAAAGGTAGCCAAGGAATTAACCAAACTTGGAAAAAAGAAAAATGTGACCGCTGTTATCACAAGCAAGTTTAATCTTTATATTGATGGTGTTAAGCTTGATAAGTTTAAAGATATGGCTAGTGCTGAAAAAGCAGTAAAAGAATTCATCAAATTAATGGGAGCATAAATGAAGTTAATCACAGAATATACTCAGACGCAGCTAGGTTATTCTATCCAAGAGGATAAGAAAACTGGCAAGAAGAGTACCTTTTTAGAAGGTGTTTTTATGCAAGCTGAGAATAAGAACAAAAACGGTAGAATTTATACGCGTGAAGTTCTTACAAAGGCCGTTGACAAATTTGTCAATGAGCAAGTTATTACAGGTCGAGCAGTAGGTGAATTGAATCACCCTGACGGCCCTTCCATTAATTTGGATAAAGTTTCTCACAGAATTACCGAACTTAATTGGGACGGTAATAATGTGATGGGAAAAGCACTTATTTTGGATACACCTATGGGACAGATTGTAAAAGGTCTTGTTGAAGGTGGCGTTCAACTAGGAGTGTCAAGTCGTGGTATGGGAAGCCTTAGTATGAAAGACGGAGTTAACTATGTAGCAGATGATTTTATGCTGAACACAGTTGATATCGTTCAAGATCCATCCGCCCCTAATGCATATGTAAATGGCATTATGGAAGGAGTATCCTATGAAATGGATAGACCGGGTCATTTCGTTAAGGTAATTGATGAAGGTGAGACAGAAGTGAAAGAATCTAAAGAGACGTTCTCGGAAGAGCAACAGATCGCAGGTTTTGAGCATTTCCTCTCTAAACTATAATCTCTATAGGAGAAAACATAATGTCTGAATTAAAAGACGAAATTGTTGAAGATGTAGCAGAGGTTATCGTAGAGGATACGGAAGTAGAAGCAACGGTGGAAACACCAGAAGCACCTCTTACGGAAGCTCGTACAGTATCAGCAATACAAGCCTCAATGACAGGAATGTCTAAAGAGGGCCTTGACGCGATCTTCGAAGCAGCGAAAAAAGCAGAAGCGAAAGCTAAAGTGGAAGACGATGAAGAAGAAGAGGACGATGAAGGTGATGAAGATGAAGGCGATGTAGAAATGGAAGGTAAAAGCAAGAAAGAGTCTAAGAAATCTAAGACTGAAGCTGATGACCCGAAGGCTAATAAGACTAGTAAGAAGAAAGTCAAAACAGACGACGGATCTGAAATTGAAGTAACGGAAAAGAAATTTAAAGAAGATGTTGAAGCGTTAATTAAAGACGAAGACACATTATCTGAAGGTTTCAAAGCGAAAGCTGAGACTATTTTCGAAGCTGCTCTACAAAGCAAAATCATCGCTGAAACAGCAAAATTAGAAGAGAGATATGCTTCTGATCTAGCTGGTGAAGTTGAAGCTATTAAAGAAGATTTAGTTGACAAGGTTGACGGTTACTTAACATATGTAGTCGAAAACTGGATGAAGGATAACGAAGTTGCGATTGAGCATTCTTTGAAGTCTGAAATCACTGAGTCATTCATTGATTCACTAGGTCAGTTATTTAGTGAGCATCACATCAATGTGCCTGCAGATAAAGGAGACATCTTAGATGCTCTATCTGAAGAAGCAAAAGATGCTAAAGCTCAGTTAAATGATGCGACTGCTAATGCAATGGATCTTGCTGAGAAAGTTAAAGCTTTCGAACGTAAAGATATTGTTGCTGAAGCATGTAAAGGCTTAGCGGCAACTGAAGAAGCAAAATTAAAAGAGTTAATTGAAGGTGTTGAAGCTGACGATAACGAATCTTTTGCAACTAAAGTAGCGACAATTAAGGAATCTTACCTTAATAAAGATACCACGGTAGAAGCAACTCCGGAAGTTGATGCTATTACTGAGGATACACAAGAACCAAAAGTTGTTGATGCAAATATGCAACAATACCTTAGCGCAATTGAGCGCACACAATCCATCTAATAGGAGAATTTTAAATGGAACAAATTAATCAAACAATGTTACAGGAAAAATGGGCTCCTGTACTTGATTCACAAGAAGCCGGCAAAATCGGTGACGCGCATAGACGTAAAGTTACTGCTGTCGTTCTTGAGAACCAAGAAAAAGCATTTGCAGAAGAGAGAGGACAACAACATATCTCTGAAGCAGCTGCAGCCAATGCCACTGTTGCAGGTGGTGGTGGTAATATGGCAAATTGGGATCCTGTCCTAATTAGCTTAGTAAGACGTGCAACTCCTGCAATGTTAGCATTTGATCTAGTTGGCGTACAGCCAATGACTGGACCAACTGGCCTAATCTTTGCAATGAAATCACGTTACTCAACTCAAGGTGGTACTGAAGCGTTATTTAACGAAGCAGATACTGAATTTTCAGGTGCTTCAAACGGTTCAGAATTAAAAGGTTCTGATCCTTTTGCTGGTGATACATCTACTGTATCTCCTGCTCCTGCAGCTTTAGACGATTCTGATACAGTTGATGACTATACACCTGGTGGTGGTAATGCTACGGCAACTGCTGAAGCTCAAGGAACTAGTGGTTCACCTGCTATTCCTGAAATGGCGTTCTCAATTGAAAAGACTACTGTGACTGCAAAGTCTCGTGCTCTTAAAGCTGAGTACACAACTGAATTAGCACAAGACCTTAAAGCTATTCATGGTCTTTCTGCTGAGACAGAACTTGCGAATATCCTTTCAACTGAAATTTTGGCTGAAATGAATCGTGAGATCGTTCGTTTAGTAAACCTTAACTCAGTAACATCTACTCGCGGTGCATCTGCTGGTGTATGGAATGCGACTAACGCACCTGATAACGGTGGTGCTAGATGGTCAGTTGAGCGTTATAAAGCTCTAGCTCAAGCTATTCAGCATGAAGCTAACCAAATTGCTGTTTCTACTCGTCGTGGAAAGGGTAACTGGGTAATCGTATCTAACAACGTTGCTGCGGCTCTAAATGCTGCTGGCGTTATGGATACTGGTTTAGGTCTACAAGGTCCAAATACTTTAGATTCAGATGTAACTGGAACTCTAATGGCTGGTACTATATATGGTTCTATGAAAGTATATATCGATCCATATGCGACTGTAGATTATTTCAACGTTGGTTATAAGGGTACTAACCCGTATGACGCTGGAATGTTCTATTGCCCATACGTACCATTAAGCATGATGAAGACAATTGGTGAGAATGATTTCCAACCAAGAATCGGATTCAAGACTCGTTACGGTATTGCTGACAATCCATTTGTCACAGCTGGTGCTGGTAACAACGTATACTACAGAAAACGTAAGGTTACTAGCCTGTAATTTTCTAAATATACACAGTGAAATCCCCCTTAATTGGGGGATTTTTCTTTATAAATAACATTATGCCAAACTTTTTAAATCCATCGTCGTTTGTTTTAACTCTAGATAGCCAGTCTTATTCTGGAGCAGAATTTACGATTCAAACAATGATCCTTCCAGATGTATCTGCTACAGGTGCAGAATTAAACTATCAACAAATCAATGTAGGAAGAGCCAGTGATAAAATCACTTTTGGTACATTTGAAATATCATATCTTATTGATGAAGATCTTTTAAACTATAAAGAGATCTTTGATTGGATGAAATCAAATGTGGAAACAAAACATTCAACTACTACAAGCTCAGACCATTACCGTGATATGACACTTACTGTAATGAACTCGGCAAACAATGTAACAAAACAAATCAAATTTGTAGATGCTTACCCGACAAGTCTTTCATCTATTCCATTTGATATCACGACAACTGATGTAGAATATCTTACAGCAGTTGCATCTTTCTCATATTCTTATTATACATTCATATAAACTATGGAAACTAAATTGGTTATGTGGACATG